AATGAGAGTTAAAGAATTAATAAAAAGATTACAAGAATGTAACCCTAAAGCTATTATTGATATTCAAGCTCAAGATAAACTTAATATTTGTGATTGGGAAAATGACAAACCTATATATGCAGATGAATGGCTTGAAATTGATGAAGTACAACAAGATGAATTTAAAGAATTTGTTACAATAGTTACTTGAGAAGGAGATAACAATGAGAGTAATTAGTTATATAAGACTATCATCTGAAACGCAGATAGATAATCAATCAGCAAACAATCAGAAAGAAGTAAACACTCTTGAGATTAACAAGCTGAAAGAGTCAAAAGATATTAGTCCGCATACACAACCAGAAGTCATTGATGATTCAGGTATATCAGGTCTATTAGAGTTTAAAGATAGAAAGTTTGGCAAAGAATTATTACAGCTAAAAGAAGGGGATTATATTTTTGCATCTAACATTGATAGACTCGCAAGGGATAATAGAATCTTTGAAAACTTTATTTATGACTGTAAGGTTAAAGGCGTTAATGTTATTGTGCCAAACACAGGCAACATAGCTAAAAGTAAAGTTGGTCTTGAAGCATCATTACACGCCGTTTTTGCTAAAGAATATGCTAGACGAGTCAAAGAGAATTGCAGAACTGGAACAAAAAGAAAAAGGCAATTTGCTTATCATGACTTTCCAGCAGTAAAGAATGGTATGGGTGGTAAAGTTCCTTATGGTTATAGAAAAGAGGGTAAAGGCAAAGACGCAGATTTTATTAAATGCGTATGGTTAGATGATGCAGTTGCTTTAATAAAAAAATTAGCTAGTGAGGGTAAATCTTTAAGAGTTATAGCGCAATCAGTTACGACTGCTTATTCTATGTATGAAGAAGCAGAAATTACGCATCAAACAGTTAATAAAATATTAACTGACTCAGCAGAATATGAAAAAAGTTTAGCAATCAATCAAGAGGTAATGTAATGAAACAAAAAGAACTACAAAAGCAAATTGAAAAAGATTTAGCGAAGATAGGAACTAAGTATAGAGCCATGGGAGATGAACAAGAATTGTTTTTTATGGCTTACACTTCTGAAACATTTTTAGTAAGTATGATTAAGAATGTTCCAGCTTCTCAATCGCTAATTATTTTTGTTAATATACTAAAGAATATATTAACCAACTTAGTTGACACTTATGTTCCAAACAAGTAGATTGTTAGAGTAAATTCATAATATTTACACCTTTTTAATAAATGTTGACGAACAAGGGCAGTTTAATTACTGCTCTTGTTTTTTTTATGGGTAAGAAAAAACTTAGCCAAGTCTTACGAGTGGAAGGAAAGGGTAGTTGAAATAACTATCTGCTTGGCTAAGGAAAATAAAAGTTTTTTCTATATGTAGTGATTATTGTAAACTAAGAAACAATTAAACAACACCTTTAATATCTCTAACTAAAGGTTGTTTCCAATCTCTAGCGTATGAACCTGACCGAGAAGCTATAGCATCACCTGCCATTAATAGAACTAAAGCATCGGCAACATCTGGTGAACGACCAATTCTTTTCTTGATTTGGTCTTTTGACTCGACTTGTATTTTACCACCAGCAGTAAATTTATATTTAACACTAATTAAATCAGCAATCATATATTCATTAGCAGGTAATTTGCACATTTTACTTTCTAAAAATGACCTAAACTTAAACCATAATTCACTTCGCAAATTCATATATGTTTCTTTCTGACTAGGGCTTTCTGCTACATTAATTCCTACAGCGTTTAATCTTCCAATAGCATTAAGACTATCTAAAACACCATAACCCATTCCTATAACATCTATATAGACTTCCATAGGTCTATTTTCTGGCTCAGTAGTATCAAATTCAGCTTGAACTCTACCGCTTAACTCCATTAAATCTAAACGCTTCCATGTTTTTATATCTGTTATAATGTTGCCTTGTTTTTTAACAAGAACTGAACTATCTGCGCCATGCCTTGCTACATCTAACGCCCATATTGTATCAGATATACCGTGGTCATTAGGTATTTCTCTTTGTATAGCTGAGTCAACTAACTCTAAAGGTATAATAGTATCATCTGTTTCTTCTGCAAATTCGCCTAATACTCTAACTTTATATGCTGAACTTTCTTCGCCATAACGCATAGCCATTTCTTCAACAAACTCATCTGACACTCTATCGCTATCAAAAGCAGATATATGAAAGGTTTTCCATGCACCTTTTAATTTATGGTGCGTATCATAAAATAGACCAGAATTTCTTGTTGGGTTTCCTAATAAAATTGTGTGAACATTATGTCCTGACATGGAACCTGCCGCTGATTCAAAAACTTCTTCAGGAATACCTGATGCTTCATCACAAAGTAAGATAACTTTACCTTGACTATGAACACCAGCTAACGCTTCAGGTTGCTCTTTTCTTGAGGTTCTAGCAGATATAAATGCTTCAGCACTTCTTGATTTTAAAACTATTCTATCACTTTTTACATCAACTAAGTCTTGTAATGCTTGTGGCATTTCACCAATCCATTTCTTTAGTTCGGCAAACAAAGCATCAAACAACTGACCGCTTGTTGGTGCAGTTACAATAAGTTTACAATCAAGGTGTGTAAGTAGTGTATGTATTAATATCCAACTTGCAACAGAAGATTTACCAACACCGTGAGCAGAACGAACAGATACTTTTCTTTCGCCAGAAACAATAGCTTCCATTAGTTCGGATTGCCATTTATCTGGTGAAATACCTAAAACATTTTCACAAAAAAGAGTTGGCTCTTTCTTATAAGTTTTAATAAAATCTACAAATGGATTAGGTTGATTCATTTTTTCTTTTTAGATTTTTTCTTTTTCTTTTCTTTTTTCTTTTTTGGTCTACCTATTTTAGAACCATAAGTTCCTTTACCATGTGGCATAATTAACTCCTTTTTTTAGTTGTTTTTTTCTTAGTTTTTTTCTTTTTAGATTTCTTTTTCCAACCACGCTTCATATCTGCGTATGCTTTTTTAGATATAGTAGTATTTTTTTTTGACCTACTTTTACCAGCTTTTTTTCTTTTATTAATATTTTCTACTAAACTCATTTTATCACCATTTTACTCTATTTGCCCAATAGGCAGCCGACATTTTACCTTTCTTTATATTTTTTCTATGTCTTGCTTTAAAAGACTTTGCTCTTTTTGTCATAGTTTTATCACCAGTTTTACCTTGTTGACCAAAACGAATAGTTTTTATTTTATCACCTTCTTTAGCTACAACAACATGAGATTTTGTTTTGTGACCAGGTGTTCTTTTTGGTTTATTATAACCGCTAACGCCTGCTCTGGTTAATCTTGAGTCTTTTTTCTTAGCCATTAATTTAATTTACTCTTATCGTACTCAATAGAAAAAACAGTTTCACCAAATGCACCTATAACTCCCATGCAAGACTTTGCTGATTCAGTAAATTCATTATAACCATGACAATCTCTTGGTGTTTCACAACTACAGCATTTAGATTCATACTCAAAGCAAATTACTTGTGAGCAAGTATCTATCATTAAATCTAAATAATCGCTTTGTGTTATCTTGATAAACTCATCTTTTTTAATATCAGACATAGTGTTTGTATTATACATCATTATATAATTCTCTGATAGCTATAGATATTTCTTTGTTTAGTCTTATTAGATTATCTAAATTTGATTCTATTTTTATGCACTCTCTTTTGTTATTACTTATTATAATATAATCTTTGTTAATACTTATGCAGTTAAATTCTTCTGGCGGAAATAAATCATCTAATTTAGTTTTGTTCATCTTTGCTAACACCAAATAAACTAATAACTAACTTATCAGCTATTTCTTGTAATTCTTCTTCAGATAAATCTTTGTTTTGTTCTTTAACTAAATCATCAAATTCAAGAGTTAATATACCTTTTTCACCATTTACATCAACTATTTCAAATTCTTCATCAACAGTATCATCTGCGTCAATTTCATAACTGCTTGGCTTTTTCTTGGAGTCGGACATCTTCAAGTTTCCTTTCGTTTTGTTTTGCTTCTTTTATTAATCGTTCAAGTATTATTGGCGACCTTAATCTACCAAAATGACCTTCTGGGCTTTCTAAATTAATTATTTGATAATTAAATTTTTCAAGTATCATTATTTGTTTTATCAATGACTCTCGTTCATATTCTAATCTAACTCTTTTTCTTCTTTCAGCATTTATCTTAGAGTTCATTATAAGTTTCGTAACCATTATAGTTTTCCTTTTAAGAAATTATCTATAAATTCTCTTTCATCTGTATCATCACTTTGAACTACATAACTATCAGTTCTTGTGGATTTCGGTGATACTTTACTATGCCCTCGTCTGCGAATCTTCACCAGAGGGCTTCTTTCGGCTTCGTTTTTTTGTAAAACTACACTTTCTTGTGTTGTAAATCTAAAACCACAATTTAAACACTCTCGTCTGCGTCTAATAGAATCATCTGCTTTTCTACTTTCTAGCACTTTACTTTTTTTATGATTACATTTACTACAATTCATTTAATTACCATGGTATTTCAT